TGCAGTTATAGGAGAAAAAGAAACTGTAATCAGAGAGCATAAGTTTAAGATGTACGAGGAGATGCCAGATGGAACGGCAGGCAATGAGTTTGAAATACAGTGGGAAGAGGATCACATCATATCTTATAAAATACCTAAAGTATATGCAATTAAACGTCCGACCTGGGAGATCAACCCAGTCAGAAAAATTGATGATTTTAAAACAGCATTTTTTACAAATCCCACAGACGCTCTTTCAAGATTTGCCTGTATGCCACCTGATGCGATTGATGCATTTTTTAAGTCAAGAGAAAAAGTAGAAAAGGCATTTAATGTTGGGCAAATTGCAGTAGATAATTTTGGTAGACTTGAAGAGTGGTTTCTGCCAGACCCAGATAAAAAATACTATATACACGTAGACTTAGCACAAAAACATGACCACTGTGCAGTTACAATGGCTCACGTTAACAAGTGGGTAAATGTAAAGGTAACAGACACCTACTCACAGCCAGCGCCTATTGTAGAAGTAGATGCGGTTAGGTACTGGACCCCGACACCAGATAAGTCGGTAGATTTTACTGAAGTAAAAGATTATATTCTATCTCTTAAAACAAGGGGATTTAACATAGCAGTATGTACCTTTGACAGATGGAACTCTCATGATATGATGCAACAACTAAAACAATATGGCATCAATACAGAGATTCTGTCTGTCGCTAAAAAACATTATGATGATATGGCCATGATTGTAGCTGAAGAAAGACTAATAGGACCACACATACCTTTACTTATAGACGAACTTTGCCAACTTAGAATTATGAGAGATAAGGTAGACCACCCACGAAAAGGTTCAAAAGACTTAGCAGATGCTACTTGTGGAGCAATATTTAATTCAATCAGCAGAACCAGATTTGATAATAATCAAGAGATAAAGATACATACATATGAATCAATGAGCTACGACAATGACTTTGGAACAGAGGCAGACGGAGAAACCAGCTCATACAATATGATTAGGGCTCCTAGAATGCCAGAAAACTTAAAAGACGCAATGGACAGGATGCAAATAATATGAGCGAATATCAAGAAATGGCAAAAGAATGTAAGTGTTGCGGTAAACATGTTCCGCTTCCCACTGTAATGAAAGAATATAACAATATAATAATGTGTCCCACAACATTTTATAATGTAGTAGAATATAAAAGAATATGGGAGTCCTACGGATCAAGACCAATGGGTTCAATAAGAAAACACTTTTCGGAATATGTACAACAAATAGTAGAGCAATCCATTGACAAATCCGTATAGTTTTTATATAATATAAAAAAGTAAAGTGCCAGTAGCTTAGTTGGTTAAAGCCCCGAACTCATAATTCGGTAATCGTAGGTTCAAGTCCTACCTGGCACACTAGTGGGAATTAGCTCAGATGGTAGAGCGTCGAACTGTTAATTCGAATGTCGCAGGATCGATGCCTGCATTCCCAGCGATACCTCTGTAGCTCAGCGGAAGAGCAACAGACTTCTAATCTGTTGGTCGCTGGTTCGATTCCAGCCAGGGGTGCGGGGAATTCCCACTTATATATAAGGAGAACTATGAAAACTGTAGGAGATAAGCTCGGTAGCTTTGCCGTTACTGGAGTTAAACCTGGAGCGTTGTCGTATGACGACTCTTCATTTGAAGTAATTAATCAAGATTCTTTTCCAGGCAAATGGAAAGTGATTGCATTCTATCCAAAGGACTTTACGTTTGTTTGTCCAACAGAAATTGTTGCATATGATGCACTAGTAAATGATTTTAATGACCGTGATACAGTTCTTATGACTGGATCAGTTGATAATGAATTCTGTAAAATTGCATGGCGTAATGCACATGATGATTTAAAGAAGACAAATTCATGGTCATTTGCAGATACAGGACGCCAGCTTGCAAGCGATTTGGGCGTACACCACCCTTCTGGAGTTACATACCGTGCAACATTTATTGTAGACCCAGACAACATCATTCAGCATGTTACAGTCAATAACCTAGACGTGGGGAGAAATCCAGAGGAGACACTTCGTGTCCTAGATGCACTACAGACTGGCGAACTCTGTGCTTGTAATAGATCCCTTGGTGGAGAAACTCTATAATGTCATGGGTAGAACAGCTAAAAGAATCCCTTCCAGACTACGCAAAAGACATTAAACTAAACCTTGATGCAGTAATTAATAGGTCAACTATTGATTCAGAGCAAGCGACATACTTGTCAATTGCTGCAGCTTTTGCAACTGGAAACTCTAAGCTGCTTGCATTTATTGTTGCAAGCGCAACAGATGAAGTTGAAAAGAATGCAGCCCTTACTGCTGGTTCAATTATGGCTCAGAACAATGTATGGTACCCATTCATTGAGATGGCAGATGATCCAGCGCTTAAGGGTCTTCCAGCACAATTAAGAATGAATGCCATTACATCGCATGGAGGAACAACAAAGGCTAAGTTTGAAGCTTACTCTTTGGCATCTTCAATTATTGGAAAGTGTCACTTTTGTGTGAAAGCGCATTATGAAACATTAAAGGAAGAAGGATATTCAGTAGAGCAATTGCGTGATATCGGAAGAATTGCAGCAACAATTAACGCTCTATCTAAAATTCTTTCTGCCTAACAATTAATACAAAGGCTGAGAATCCTCAATGTATTAGGTTAATGGGTTGGTCTGCTCGTAGACCTATTAACCATCTGTTCCTATAGCTCAGCTGGTAGAGCAGCAGACTTTTAATCTGCGGGTCGATGGTTCGAAACCATCTGGGGACACGAAATGGTATAATCTATATATGGAAAAATTTATTTACCCAGATAACATGAAGGAAATAGTTCACAGGCCAGATATTGTTGAGTATAAAAATGTTTTAACAAAATCAGAATGTGATTTCTTGATAGAATACTGGAACAGTCTTGACGACTGGTCTTTATCTTGTTTTTATAACTCATATGTTATTTCTGGTAAAAAACCAAATAAACAAGAAGCTGGTTACAGTTTAAGACAGGTGCAGCTTAAATCACAAGACTTAGCGGAAAAAGTTTTTAAAGCTAAACTAAGACAGATTAGTTTAAGCGCACACAGGTGGGACCCAGGAGCATTTGCTGGAGATCACGCAGACAACGCAGAACTAGACGGAACCCCTAATGCGTGGGAGGAAAATAAATTTGTTACCATGATTTATTTAAATGATAACTTTGAAGGAGGATTGCTTACATTTAGAGATCATGAGTTAGCCTTTAAACCAGAAACTGGTTCCTTTATAGTTTTTGATGTTGGCATTAAAAATGTTCATGCAGTAACCGAAGTTTTGTCTGGTCAAAGATATACAATGTTAGGCTCATATGATTACGCAGATTCTTCATACGATAAAAATTTTCAAGAAATAAAAAATTTAATAAAGTTAGATCAAGATAAACAAAAAGAACAATGGGGTCAAGGTCAAGTCATGCCCTCAACTATTGCCACATCCTATGAGGCAGTTAATAAATAGATCGGAATAGCAATGAGATTGGTTAATACAACAGAGTTTACTTCTATTGAAGAAATTAAATCTAACCCTGAAAAATATAAGAATATTTTTTTAAAAGATAAAATTATTGTATTTAGAAATGCTAATTTAAACAAAGAGCAACAGACAGACCTTATGGAATTTTTTGGAGACACTCTTGGGTGGTATCCAAATTCTTTAGATCATAGCCCGTCGGATTACGTAGAAGATCATCATAAGCACATGGTAAATGGTTATTATGCTACAAAAGATCAATTAATGTTAAATTGGCACATTGAACATGTAGAAAATGAAAATGATTCATTTCATGGGGCTACTTGGAGAATGGAAAAATTTAATTGCCCAGAAGACTCAGGACATACTTATTTTATGGATATGACCGAAATGTATTCTAGGTTAAACAAAGAAGATCAAGAATTTTTGGACAAATGCACAACATACATAACAGTCACTGAAGCTACTTACGATACTAATAATAATCAAACTTTAAAAGAAGTTAAGCAATCCTTTAAAACTGTCAACACTCACCCAATAACTGGTGAAAAAACATTACGAGTTCATTTAGCATCCCCCCACCCAGAATTCACATATTTAAAATATTTTGATGGGCGTGAGCCAAATGATGGCGAAACACAAAATTTCATGCGATTAATTAAATGGATTTGTAATGAGGTTTGGACAAACGAAGATATCAGGATGGTCCATAAATGGAAAGAGGGAGACCTTGCGGTCCCTGATTTATATAAACTAGCACACTCAGTGAGCGGGGGATTTATAGAAAATCAAAGAACTTTACAGGGGCAATTTGGCAAAGCAAAACCGTGGCATCGTTTTCAATAAAATGATATACTAAACACTAATAAAAGAAAAGAGAAAAAATGAAACAGCTAATTAATTCAATGCAAGAGTTGCAATCAAATTCATTTATTTATACAAATCTTGTAAAAGGTTTTTATCTTAACACAGAGTCCGTGCTTATGAGACAGTCACAAATTGTCTACAAAGAAATATATCTAGAGTCAGACAGGCTTCTTATGGAGACCTCGTTATGGCTACGCAGAATAGGCGGAGAGGCTCTTTATACAATTGAAGAGATATCTGAATCGCAAACTTTAGGCAACGTTAAGCCAGACACATACTGTGGAGTCGAAATGGCAGTTCATCTTGTGCCAATAAACAAAAAAATGATCGAAGAAATAAGAGTTGTAACAGAACAAGCAATAGCAAGTAAAGAGTGGGCATTAGTACAACACTTATCTGAGCTTTTAAAGAAGCATCAAGAGTGGAACTGGTTCTTGGAGTCTAGCCTAAAGCTTCCACCAAATCCATGGAAATCTCTTAAGGACTAAAATTGCAACTAGACACACTAACGAACAGTTTATGTTTTGATGACATACTGTTGGTACCAAAAAGATCTAATGTCAAAAGTAGATCAGACATAGAATTAAAATCAGTTGTTGGAAACCCAAATAACCCAGCAGCGTGGCTTACTTTAGAAAATGCATTTGTAATGGCACCGATGGAATTTATTAGCAGCACAAGCATGATCAAAGAGGTGCTTGAATATGGTGGCTTGGCTTTTGTTCACAGATTTCAAAACAAAGATGATCGTCTGGCCCAGTACAAAAAAATTTCTTTAGAATCAGAATGGTCTCACAGACTTGGCTTTGCCATCAATAATACAGATGTAGACGACAAGGGTTTTATAGAACAAATACTTAATTTGGGATGCAGGGTTATACTAATAGACACTGCATATGGACATACAGATACATCGGTTAATGCAGTCAAAAAATTAAGAGCTGTAGTCCCTAATTATATTCATATTATGAGTGGCAATGTTTCTTCATACGATGCTTATAAAGACTTAATGGATTCTGGCGCCGACTCAGTTAGGGTCGGGATTGGGGGAGGCGCAGCCTGCACAACAAGACTAGTAACTGGATTTGGCACACCAGTATTAGGTTCAATTATGGATGTATATCAAAATGTAAAAAATGATGTAGTTAATGGAATTGTTTCTGACGGTGGCATTAAGCATAACGGAGATATCGTAAAGGCTTTTGCTGGTGGAGCCAGCGCAGTTATGATGGGAACTATGTTTGCGGGACATGAAGAGTGTGACGGAATGTCTAATGGAAAGTTTTTATTTAGAGGCTTGGCTTCTGAAAGTATACAGTTAGATAAAGAAACTGGAGAGAAGCCGCCTTTAAATCACCTTCATGTTGAGGGCGTTTCCGCATATATAGATAACAAGGGTCCAGTACGAAACACTATTACACAATTTATAAATAATGCCAAAAGCGGACTTTCTTACTGTGGATCTCAAAATCTTAAAATTTTTAGAGAAGAGTGCAGATTTATAAAAGTATCCCCGCAGTCTTTACAGGAATCAAAAAGCAGAATATAATTGTTTAACTTTCATTTTATGTACAGAGATCTTTCACGTTTAAAAATAAACGAATTAAAAGATTTTGTAACCGATCTTGAGCTGTCTGGATACTATTCAATACTAACTATATACAATTCAAATCAACATGATGGTTGGATCAAAGCTGCACATATAATAAACAAAAATGAAAAAATAAAATATAATATAGCAATAAGACCACATGCAATTTCTCCAGAGTACTGCATAATGATGTGCAGATCGTTTAATGACATACAGCCCGACAGACTAATGATCAATTTTGTTGTCGGAATAATAAATAATGATGAAGATAATCTTGTTAGCAAAGAAGATAGGGTTATTAATTTTATAAAATTTATTAAAGATTTTAGTAAAAAAAATAATGGTATGGCAGAGATTGCAGTCAGTGGTTCTTCCAATACCGTTATTGATTTAGCAAATCAATATGGAGATGTACTGTTTACCGAATACACCGCTTATCAAAATGTTCAAAAGTATATAAAAAATGTAAAAAAAATTGGCGTAGTGATTAAAGTTTGTATAAGGGATACAGATGAAGAGGCAAAATCTTTTATTGAAAAAATGGGAGAAAAAAACTGGGATGTCAGGTTTTATGGTACCTATGAAAAAATAAAAAAGAATATTATTGATATTAATAAACTTAATGTGTCCGACATAATGATATCCTGCGTACCGTCAGACGACAATATTAAAGAAATAAATAGACTGGTTAAAGAAATAAATGGTCTGTCTTAAACAACAATTTGCATTTTTAGTTGACCAAATGATATAATGTAATTGTACCTGCCAAATGGGGGTACTAATTTAACTCGCTTAAAAGGAGCAAAAAATGGTAACACAATTCGCTATGGATCTATTCAAGGATCCATTTTTTATTGGTTTCAACCGAGAGTTGGAGCGCTTTAACAGTCTAAGTAAGGTAAACAATACAGCATTCCCGCCGTATGATTTGCTAAAACTAGATGATGATAACTACCAGCTAACGCTGGCAGTTGCTGGATTCACAAGAGAAGATCTAACGGTATCTATTGAGGACGGAAGTCTATGGATTACAGGAGAGGTTACGGCAGTAACAGATGCGGAAGTTGTGCATAAAGGAATTGCTGCACGTAAGTTCACAAGGATTTTTGAGCTAAGTGAATACATGGAGGTATCTAGCGTTGAACTAAAAGACGGTATGCTACATATTCGTGTAGTTAGAAATCTTCCAAAAGAAAAACAGCCTAAGATTCTAAAAATTAAATAATATTCTGTACGTCGGTGGACATCGGGATATGTAGGAAGCGTACAGTCTGCACCTGGGCATGTGTTTAAAAGGCCCACCAACTAAGGAGTATTATGATTATTCAGATTATTGGGCTACCAGGCTCAGGTAAAACAGAGCTTGCAAAAGCCCTTAAAGAAAGAATTAATGCATTACATCTAAATGCTGATGAAGTTAGATCCACAGTTAATTCTGACCTAGGGTTTACTCCTGAAGACAGGATAGAGCAGTCAAGACGAATGGGCGAGATGGCACGTCTCATATCTAAACAAGGTGTTGCCCCAGTCATTGTAGATTTTGTTTGCCCTACAGAAGATACAAGAAAAGCGTTTGGCAAGCCAGACATATTAATTTTTATGGATACAATTGAAGAGGGAAGATTTGAAGATACAAACAAGATATTTGTTAAGCCAGCAAAAATAGATTGGATGTTTGTAAATCACCGACTTGATCCCAATGAAAAAGCCTCAGTAATAATTGAAGAGTTTAAGCTACATGACTGGTCGGCGCCAACAACTCTTATGTTGGGAAGGTATCAGCCTTGGCATGAAGGTCATCATGCACTCTACAAAGAAGCTAGCAAAAGGACAGAACAGGTTTTGCTGGGAGTTCGCAACACATACAACACAAGCGAAAAAGACCCACTCACCTTTGATCAGGTAAAGGAATATATTGCTAAAGATGAATTTATGGATGGCTCATTAGTATTAAGATTACCTAACATAACTAACATTGTTTATGGTCGTGATGTAGGATATAAGATTGAACAAGTAGATTTGGGGGCAGACATTCATGCTATTTCGGCTACTGAAAAACGTAAAGAGATGGGTATCTAAAGCTATAGATAAAATTGGTGTTAAGAATATGGATTGGCCAGCATGAACGTAAGTAAACAAAGGTCAGCTTTAAAAGCTATTACATGGCGTATTATTGGTACCGCAGATACTTTTGTCATATCTTGGGTAATAACAAAGGAACCAGTTACTGCGGGTGCGATAGCAAGCTTTGAAGTATTTACAAAAACAATACTTTATTATTTTCATGAGCGTGGGTGGAATAAGGTTAAGTGGGGTAGAAGGTAGTGCCAGTATACGAATACAAATGTAGTGAAGATGATGCACATGCAACAATGTCAGTGCATAGATCAATTGTTGATAATGATCCAGGATATACATGTGTTGAATGTG